CAAGGATTAATATTGGATATTGTTGTACCCAATACTGCTGATTCTAACCAAGTGAAGTTAGTGATACGCACTGGTCGTGCGAAAAATTGTTTAATATCTGTGTCAACTGTAGCATCGCCACTGCTGAAGGCATGATTGCCTGCACCAGTTCCGACAACTTCTGACTCTGCAGCATTAACAAAAGTCACAATCTCTTCACTTTGTGAAACATACATATCATTAGTGACATCAACTGCCACACGATTACTATGCTTCTTAGGTTTACGAATCTTTTTATATTTAGTAAGCACCTTTTGTACTTTGCATTGAGATTCAGCATCTGCCTTCTTCTTCTTTGCAATCTCTCTCTGAGTATAGACCATTGATTGATATGTGGCTTTAGGCATATAAACGCGCATACCATTATCATAATCAATCCAATGTTCTTGCTTAGATTGAGCATAAAAGGGATTGCAACCTGTGCAATCATCAGGTGAGTGATCTAGTTCACTCACACAACTTTCCATACTTCTACAGGTATGGTCCTCAATTACGAAATTGGAAACTTACTATACAATATCAGGGCTAGTTAGGCCACTGTCTATCGGATTTACTGGGTTTACTCCCATTTTCTCTTGAAAATACACCATCTTTTCAAGAGCAAAAAGAGAACGTGGAATGGTACCACGTTTCCAGAACTCAAAGCCTAATTCATCATAGGTAGGAAATGTTGAATTTCTCACCCATAATTGTAAATTACAGCGTTTGATCAATTCCTGGAAATATGATCGTTTAGATTCAAAAACTTCACGACCATGAAAGAAATATTCACGTAAAGCTGTTTCAATAACACATATTGAATGTGCTTCCTTAGCCAAAACTCCGGTATCTAAATAAGATGTAAGCATTTTGTCAATAGATTTAATATCTAAGACTGCCATATATGCTCCCATCTCTTGATTAAACACAAATCGTCTTTTAAGGAATGATGCATCATTTATGTGAATATAAGGCACGCTCTCAGCTTCCTTTTCCGCCATTGTGTATTCAACACCAATAGCATTTAAAGCTGTTGCAATACGTGTATGATTAAACATAGGACAATCATCTGATACACCCATGATGTTATCATCACCATAAGTTGCTAATTTAACGTACCTTTTAAATTCTTTTGGATTTTTCTTAGTTGTTAAGTAAAACGCATAACGCATATACAAACTATTAACTAAACAGTTAATTATGACTGTTAGAGGATGTCCCGAAGGATTCCCCTGAATCTCAATCAAATCACCATTAAAATCGATAGTTGGAAATGCCGTGTCATACGCAATACATCTCAAAACAGTTAGATCATTCTCTGACCATCCTGCTTTTTGAGACATTCTAATCAAAATCTCAAAAGCTGATAAAATAAATGGAGCTGCCATCTTCTTATAGAATTTACCATAATCTCCAGCAATAATTTTATTATCACCAAATTGAGTTAGGTAACGATATAAGTCACTCCATTCATTCGATTGTGCAACAATGCCTGGCATCGCTTCAAATACAAAGGGATTATTTTGCATCAGTCTAATATGTGATAGATAGAATCTTCTAACCACCACAGACCATGCAAATTCACCTCCTGTAAAGACTCTTGTTTTGCCAGCATTAATTTTCTTAAAAGATGTGGGTTCATCTTTTAAATGTCCACAAAATTGAGGATGGAAACGCTTTCCACTATCATAAGTGGCTTCAATCAAGCGAATTCGATCCTGTAC